TTAGGCAAAGGTTTCCCACCAGAAGACACGGCCGATGATCTTCGGGGCATCCGGATCACCCAGAGTGTAGATCTCTTCCGGGTACTCTATGTGGTTATCACTGACCACGCGCATACGCCCCGGGGGTAATCGGTATAGGCGCTTTACACGCAGCATGCCGCAATGGTCCAGCGCGTAGACCTTCCCGTCCAGAATCTGTCGGCATCCCTTGTCGATGCCGATCGGTGAGCCATCCACGATCACCGGCTCCATCGAGTCGCCAGAAACGGTGGCGCATGCAGCAAGCGATGGATCTACTCCGGCCTTCATCAAGCGCGGCAGGCTGAAGCGCATGTAAGCGCCGTGGTTCTCGATGACTTGAGTGCGACCATCGCCTGCCGCCATCTCTACCTCGCGGAAATACGGGATCTCTACCTCGTCATCTCTGAGAGGCTCATCACCGTCCACGACCTCAGTTTCATGAAGCACCAGCTCGCTGGCATCGCTACGGGGGGCAGTCCCTGGCTCAAGCATCTCGCCTTCGCCAGTCGTGAGCCATCTCGCACTCACGCCAAGTACATGAGCAATTTCAGCCGCATACCCAGTCTTGCGGGACTTGCCCCGTTCAAGGTCGGAAACGCTGGTCTGATCTATGCCCACGCGCTCAGCAAGCTGCACTTGGGTGAGCTTGGCGTATTTTCGGGCGGCCTTGAGGCGATCTTTGAATTCCATGGGGTAATTATCATGGGCGCGCCCATACTCTTGCAAATGGGCATCCCCGTATTTATGATTACGGGTATTCCCGTATGGAGCGGCATGATGAAAAACATATTCGAGCGTTTGGTCGATCACTTTGGGACTCAGGCCAAGGCTGCTGATGCGCTTGGGGTCTACCAGGGCACAGTTTCTGGATGGGTTCGCGGAAAGCATGGGATGTCTCCAGTTTTAGCACTCCGTGCAGAGCGATTGACGATGGGCAAGTTCAAGGCTGAGAAGCTATGCCCGCCGCTGGCCCAAGGCTTACGGACCGCCAACAAGAACACCGCCTGACATCCACAGCATAGCCCGCCGCCCATATCGGCTTAAACGGAACGAACACGGAGAGATTCACCATGGACAGCCATACAGCCCCCGAGCGTGACATGGATACCTATCTGGATGCGGTGCATGACGTGGTTTTCGAGTGCTGCCCAAAGGTGCTGGCAAGCGATATCGGTATGTCAGTGAAGTCGCTTTACCGTCGGGTGGCCGAGGACGATCCCATGCCGATGCGTCTGATCGATGTGGTGGGGATCTTCTGGAACGTGGATCGCGAGCACCAGATGCGTTTGATCGCACCGTTCCTCGATTACTTGGGGATGGTGGCGGTGCCGCGTTATGTGCAAGGCGAGGTGAGTCGTGGGGACGTGTTCGCATCGGTACTGAATGCACAGCAGGGCCAGGGCGCGATGGCGGCGCTGATTCAGGCGGCGATTGCGGATGGCGAGATAGATGACAAAGAGGCGGCGCAGCTGGAAGCGCAGCATAAGGCTATCGAGCAGCAGATGAGCACCCTGATGGGGCAGCTACAGGCGATGCGCAAGCCGCTGAAAGTGGTTGGCAAATAACGAAACGTTAGATGCAAAGAAGCCCCGCCGGCGACCAAACCATGACGGGGCATCTCAAATACGCCAAGGAAGTATGGCATGACGATCAAGACGAGTGAAGCCAGGCAGATGTTGACCAGCTATCGCGGTTGGAGTTGTGAGTCCCTCAAGGCCGAGACCTATCGACTGGCGGTGGCCATCGAGAAGCGTGAGCGGGTGGGTGGCGTGATCGATTTGCGCATGAGCATGCAGCACCACCTGGCTGTGGTGGCCCTGCTGGAGTGTGGCAAGGGGCAGGGGGAGACGGCCAAGGAAGATGCCCGCCGATCCCTGTCGATCGACCACCACATGAGTGAGGCAGGACGCTATGAGCGCTTGTCGCTGGGGATGGCTGCCAAGGGTGACGAGGTAACGGCATGACGATAACGGCAAGCATGAGCACGGCACGTATTGAAGCCGAGATGGCTCGCGCGAGTCGTCATGTTGCTCAGCGAGAAGATATCCGCCATGAGCAGCCGGTGCGGGCCCGTGAGTACCATGAAGCCTATGCCACTTGGCACAAGTGCAATGCCATTCTCGCTGCCCGCCGAGGTGACAAGGGCGATGAGCTGGGCGGCAAGAAGTGGCACCGGGCGCGTGCGGCACGTCACTTGAAGTTGGCGGGAGGTGAGGCATGAGCCTGCATGCGATGAGTTGGGCGCGTGAGGTGATGCCCGAGATGCCTGAGTCGATCAAGGCGGGCCCGCGTCTGTTGCTGTTGTTGATGGCCGATTACGCGAACGAGCAGGGCGTGTGCTGGCCGTCCGTTCGTCGCCTGGCGGATGAGATGGCCTGTTCGATGCGCACGGTGCAGCGCGCGATTGAGGCGCTGGTCGAGCAAGGGGTCATGACGGTTGTGGCCCGCAAGACACCCTCTGGACGCCAGACCTCGAACTTCTACCGCCTTGCCATGGGCGATGACCAGCAGCAACCGCAAGCCGCCGATGAGCCGTCACCGGAAGAGCTCGAGGCGCTGATGGCCGGTAGCGATGAGGAAGAGGCGCCTGTCGAGCCTGCCACCGCACCTGGCCAAGCCGAGCATCTCATCTTCGCCAATGCCGCCCAGCAGGCAGACAACGGCCAGTCGCAAGTGACTGCCGGTGCCCGTCAGGTGCCGATGACGCTGGACTGGCGACCGGACGATACCCACTGGCAGGCGGAGACCCTGCGCCGGGGTGATCCATCGCTGACATGGGATCAGGGCGAGCTGGCGGACTTCACCGCGCACTTCGCGGATCAGCCCGGACGGAGGCATTCGCATCATACCTGGTGCGCCAAGTTCGCGGGCTGGGTGAGTGAGAACCGCAAGCGAGAAGCGGCCCGTCAGGCCCGCATGAGCCAGAACGCCAACACTTCATCGAACCACAATGCTCGCAACGCTGGAGGCACCCATGGAAGCCGTCGCTCAACTGGTCCAATCCGTAACTCGAAACTCTCAGCCGCTGAAGGGCGTGCACTCATTGAGCGCCGCCGTGAACAAGCCGAAGGCCAGCCGCCGTCCGACGACGTCATCGATGGCGAGTGGTTGTGATGACCTGCCACGGGTGAGTCAGAAGGCGGTGGATGCGCTGTTCGATCGCTTGGCCCAGTTGCATGGCGCCCATTGGCACCGCCGCTGCCGTGAGATGGGCTGGGGAACTGAAGAGAATGGCCAGTGGGTGAGCTGTGACGTGGAAGGCGAGTGGCTGGCGGCCCTGAGCCACCTGAGCGGCCAGCACCTGCGCTGTGGCTTGCAGGCCGAGAAAGCCCGCACGGCCAAGTCACTCCAACAGCGTGGTAACGCCTTCCCGCCTGACAGCGCCATGCAGTTCGCCGAGCTATGCCAGATGACACCTGAGGGTCTGGGCCTGCCGGACTTCGATACCGCCTGGCAGGCATTGCAGGACCACGCCTTCACCGGCAAGCCGTACCCGCATGAGGCCATCGCCGCCGCGGGCGAGCACATGGACCTTCACGGCATGGCGTCTGCCAGTTATCAGCGCATGGACAAGCACGAGCGCGCTTTCCGGGTGTACTACCAGCAGGTGGTGGAGCGATACGCCCGGGGTGATGACCTCAAGCCGCAAGCGGCGATTGGACATGACGGCCAGCTGTCACCGGCAGAACGTGCCGCCATGGTGGGGGAGGAGAAGGCCCGTAAGGCAGCGGATGAACTGGCAGGCATTACACCTGCCCAGGCACTGAAGATGATGCGGGGAGGGTTAGCGCATGGATAACCATGAACATCAAGCACTCACAACCACTACCGGTGCCAACATTGGCAGAACCCCACGGCCACGACGTGCGGCGTTGGATAACCCCGCAAGTCAGCTGGGGCGAACTTATCTGGCGCTTAGCGAATCGCGCTCATGGCTGATGCTGCATGAGCTGGCCGCCGAGATCCGCAAGCGCTTCGATCGGTTGGATAGTGAGGCAGCTATCAGCGCCCGCCTGCGAGATCTGCGTCGCCATCATGGGGTAAGAGTGGAGAGTCGCCGCCGTGGGGGGAGTGCGGCCCATGAGTATCGCTTGCTGCATCTTGCTCGAGGCAAGTCCCAGTCTGACATGCTGGAGGCTCTGCAGTGAGCTATCGCCCCGCAGGCAGCTTCAGGCGGCCGAATCGTTCAGCCCTGCGTCGCTGCTTTGCCTGCGGAAGGCGTGTAGCCGTTGATCAGCTGGCGGCGTGCCTGGGTACGTGCAAACGCTGCATTGTTCTGGGTAGGCCACACTACAACGCCAAGGGTGCTCGGATAAGAGGAACAGGGTGATGGGGTATTCAGGCGGCAAGTACGCTCAGATGGCGGAAATGTTGCTGGCTACGGAGGACTTTCTGCTATTTCTCGATCATGCCAAGCGCTACCGCTACAAACTTAATGAGAACACCATTCCGGATGGGACTCATCAATATGAGGATGGTGTGGATTTCCTTTGCAAGGCATGCGGCGTCACGACTTTTGCCGATATGGACAAGGGCAAGCGATCTGGCCAGATGCTGCCACGAATCATCGCCAACTTCCGACGTTGGCAGTCGGCGCAAAGGAGACCTGAATGAGCTGGGCAACACATCCTTCCGCCAAGGTGGAGGCCCACAAGTCGCCAAACCGTACCGCCGGTAAAGCCCGCAAGTCGGCGCCACGCATCGATCGTGAAGGGTTGGAGCAGAAGGTGCTGATTCGCTGGTTGTACGCTCAGCAGCAGAACGGCATGCAGGTAGGGCAGTTGCTGGGCGGTGTGGTCTACCACGTCCCCAATGGCGGGAAGCGCAACAAGAAGACAGCGGCAGACCTCAAGATGCAAGGCGTGCGGGCTGGAGTGAGTGACCTGGTGGTGGCCACAGCCCGCGGTGGGCATCACGGGCTCTACATCGAGTTCAAAGCTGCGCCCCCTCACGATGCCGCCCTGGCGAAGTCTCAGCGTGAGTGGCTGGAGAAGATGGAGGGCAATGGCTATCTGGCGGTACTGGCCAGGGGCGTGGATGAGGCCAAGGCGGTGCTGGTGGCCTATGCGAGCTGGCCCGAGACGGTAGTGGCCGGTGAGCCAGAAGTTATGCCGCATGGCAGTGAGTGGCGCAAGGCAACGGCATAAGGCTCACGGAGCAGGAGGGGACATGCAGCGGATCGAGGATATGGGGCTGGCGGAGACTTTTCGCCTGATCGCTAAGCTGCCGGAGGGCGTGAGGCGTCAGCAGGCGTTGGCACATGCTCTGGATGAGCTGCTCGAGGAAGAGATCGAGTATCGCACCGGGTTGCGCCATCAGAATGCCGGGTGGCATCAGGTGTCATCGGTGGGTGGCATGGGAGAAGGGCGTGGCGAATGCACAGGGCTGGTGGATCACGTCGGCAAGGCGGCAGAGCGTTATCAGCAGGAAAGCCAGTGGCGGACGATGGCGGCGGCGTTGCTGTCACGATTGAGCGATCGACAGCGCATGGCGGTACTGCTGGCGGCCTATGCCATTCCGCCGGTGCAGCATTGCCAGTCGCCGCGCATGATGACCCAATCGCAGGCCGTGGCGGCTCAGGTAGCGATACTGGCACGGTTGGGCTGGGTGCCCGGGGTGGTGAAGGTGACGCCGTTCAAGTCATCTACTTCGCTTCGGAAAGCAGCGGCGCGTGGTCGTGATTCTCTACTGCATATGGTGCTTTATCAGGCCGAAATGGCTGCCTGACTACCATATGTTGAAAAAGTGGCCGCGAGAGAGTACGATTCAGTTATTGTGTGATTCTTGCGTCTCTGGATCACCGTTTATTCTAATGTTTCCTTTCATCATATGATTCAGTCTATGTTCTAGCTCATCCCAAAAAAAATTTTGAGTGTTTATGAATGAGCTAGATCCGACGCTTATCGAGAAAGCCGGGGCAGGTGAATTAGCAGCTTTAGGATCTTTATTGAATCGTGAGGCCTCTATCCATCAGCTTACCCTTGATGAGTTAGTGCAACGTTATGAGCATATGGGATTGACGCGAAAAATTGCACTGCGCGCATGTAATGAAGACCATTTTCTTAGTTGCTTGAAAAAAGCCAGAGAGTGCAGATGTTACTTGAGAAGCTAATCTCCCCTCGTGTATTTCAAGGTACGCGGGGGCAACAAGAAAATAGCGCTCGTGGTTAGCTTTTGTCTCAATATCGCACAACTTTTTCGTTTTATTATCGTTTGCTGGCTTGACGTTAACATGCTCTATACTTTCGGCATTGATTAATGGAGGGCATTGCTATGCAAAACGATACGATCAACCCTACGGTAATAAATGAGGCCCAGAAGGGTGATTTTAGCGCGCTAGGAAAAGCTATGTGCATACTCTGTGACGACATAGGGATGGGGCTGGAGCAGGTGGTTGAGGAGTTTTGGTATGTGGGCTTGGACGCGAGGCTGGCCAAGGAAGCACTGGCTCATGGGCGCTTCTCCAGGAAGATCAGACCCAGCTACTCGTATGATCGGTATTGAGTTTTTGAGATGAGGCAAGCGTAAGGAGATCGTTGATTCTCGGGTTTGTAACCGAAAGTGTCGCGAGTTACATTTCGCTTACAAACTGTGATCGAGGTGTCTTGAAATGACAAAATTGACCAAGGAACTCATTGAGCGAGGTCGAGCTGGAGAGCTATCCTTACTAGGTGGTGCAATATACGAAACGATGTCTAGAGAAAGTTTGACATTTCAGCAAGTGGTTTTCGAATATAATAGACTTGGCTTGAACCATACGCTTGCTAAATCTGCTTATACTGAGTTTAGGATTGATCAAGACATATTGCAGTTCCAAGAATCACGTCAAGCCTATTCCTGAATAAATTAAAAAATCCTGCCCAGTGCAGGATTTTTTAATTTATTCGTGGTGATTATCATGGCAGCTTCTCTTCCTCTTCACTGGTTCGATGAAATCGAGTTGGTGGGCTTTGACACGTCTATTGATCTTACGGCTGACGATGCTAGCAACCTTGCCGCCTTCCTCGACACCATCGCTTATGCCGAGGGCACGCCGCGTTTCAGCTCAATCGAGGGCTATGACGTGCTGGTGGGTGGCAAGACCTTCTATGATTTCGATGATCACCCTCGGCAGTCGATGTGGCTCCCGAACCTCGGTATTCACTCGACCGCTGCCGGCCGTTATCAGTTCCTCGTGCGTACCTGGGATGACCTGGCCAACCGCTTCCACCTGCCGGACTTCTCGCCGGCCTCGCAGGATGAGGCTGCAAAACAGCTAATCCGTCAGTGTCGGGTATTGGGGCTGGTGTATGACGGGCGCATCGCTGAGGCCATACACGCTTGCCGGCGCATCTGGGCGAGCTTGCCCGGGGCAGGGTACGGGCAGCGTGAGCTTGATACCGATGAGCTGCTGGGCGTGTACGTGCGTGCTGGGGGCCACATCGCATAACGATAACGACGAACTACGCAGGGCCTACCGACTCAGGAGGCCATATGCATGATGACGACCACGAGCCCGCCGATATGCCACACCGCGATCCATCGACATGGCAGATGCTGTTGGAGTGGCTGCAGCCGTATCAAGCCAACCTTTATGCAGCAGGGCTGTCCTTCGTGATCGCGCTGCTGCGCGGTCTGCACTCCGGCGGCCGCTTCTACAAGTCAGTGCTCGAGGCGACCCTGGTGGGCGGCCTGACACTGGCGCTCAAGCCGCTGCTGGACTGGGGCGGTTTGGATCAGGACATGGCCGTAGCCATCGGGGCTGCGATCGCTTTCCTCGGTGTCGAGTGGCTGCGTGCCAAGTCTGACGCCATCTTCGATAAGGTGCTGGGACGATGGCTGCACTAATCAGGACCGCGTGGGCATGGGGCCGTAAGCTGATATCAGGTGTGAAGGTCGAGGTCATCCTGATGGCTGTGGTGCTGGGCTGGGGGGCGATGAAGACCTATGAGGCGACCAAGGCCGAGCAGTACACCAATGACCTCAAGGCTGAGCTATCCACTGAGAAGGCAGTCAACCGCGGGCTCGAGATGATGGCGTTGCACTACGGCAATCAGATGAAGCGATTGTCCGTCGCATTGGAAGCCCGTGAGGCCAGTCGCGCCCAAGATGACCGTTCAATCATGGCTGCCCGGGCAGCTGCACGCCGGATGGAGAGAGACGATGCGCCGACTGGGGATTGGGCTGATCGGCCTGTGCCTGACGCTGCTGCTGAGTGGCTGCAGCGCCTTCGAGAGCAAGCCAGTGGTGATGCCTACTGAGTGGCAGTGCACATTTGAGGTGCCGAGCTACCTGCTCAATCCACTGCCCGCCCCTGACCGGCCAGTGACATCCAACCGTGATCTGCTCAGCCTGCTGGCCGACTATGAGTCCCAGCGCCGGCGCTTCAATGATGACCGCACGGCGACGGCCTCGATCCTCGAGCGCCTGGCCGATGGACCAGAAGACGTGGGGAATGAATGATTTAGTCAGATCACACGATCTCGCCCGTCCCCCCCGTCGCGGATGACGAAGAGCTTGTAGCCTTTGATGTGACTGAGAGTCTTAGCGTACTCGCGGGCTTCGTCTTCACTCTTGAACGTCTTGTGAGGGATGTCTTCGTACTCACGACGCACTGCCCAGCCATCAGAGCATTGATAGAAATACATCTCGATCATCATAAGAGGCTCCTGTGATCGAAAGCCGTGTTCGCTATATGTGTAGTTCTTACTGTAGTAATGATGAGTGTTTATCAACAATGTTTCCGCCTCTCGCTTCAATCACGAGCTTGGTTCCCAGTCGGGCCGCGAGGCCGCGGGCGTAATCAATCGCATCGTATTGTGTTGTAAAGCACCTGATACACTGCGTTTTTCCCTCTCGCTTCACGCCCCATTGGTTGCCTCTGATGACCACGCGGATGCTGCTAGGAGCCGTCATCTCGGTCTTTCTTCTCCTGTAGATACATCATGTCATTTTTGGTGCACTAAATTAGTTGCATCAATAATAATAAATTTGACTATCGACTTACATGTTGAGGGCTTTGTGTGCCTATCAAACCACCGCGACCCTGCAAGGCACCCATGTGTGGTGGCAAGACAACTGCCTCTCACGGGTACTGCGAGGCGCATGCCGATCGCGCTATCAACTGGGGCAAGAGTAAGCGAGGTGGGCAAGGCCGAGGTGGTCGGCCATGGCGGCGACTGCGAAACGCGATTCTCAAGCGTGATCGCTACCTCTGCCAGCCATGCGAGCGCATGAACCGCATCACGCCAGCTACTGAAGTTGATCACATTGTGGGTAAGGCTCAGGGCGGCACAGACGCCGCTGACAACCTCGAAGCGATCTGCAAGGCCTGCCATCAGGCCAAGACGGCAAGCGAGGCACTGGCGGCCAGATCAGGCGACTGAGGCAGGCCCTGAGAGGGGGGAGGGGGTGCAATCTCTACCACCTTTGGGGGCGGCCACCGTTCCGTTACGTTTCTTTCTCACACCCGCGAAATTGAAAAATCAGCCTAGCGCGAAGGATTCTCAGATGACACGAGGTCGCAAGCCCAAACCAAGCCACTTGAAGGCGGTGCAGGGCAACGCCGGCAAGCGTGCCATCAACCATGACGAGCCCGAGGGCGATGCGCTCGATGAAGCCCCACCGGCACCCGACTGGCTGTGCGAGATCGGCCGCGATGCCTGGGACAAGCTCGCGCCCTGGTTGGTCGGCTCCAAGATCCTGACGCGCTCCGACCTGCATCAGCTCGAGGCCTACTGCGATGCCTACGCCACCTGGCGGCAGGCTGTGGTCGAGATCCAGCAATGCGGCCTGGTGCTGGAAAGCCCTGCCACCGGTGCCCCCATCAAGAACCCAGCTCTGACCGCGAAGAATGAGGCAGCACGCCAGATGACGACCTTCGGCAGCGCACTCGGTCTCGACCCGTCCAGCCGAGCACGCCTTGCCGTGCCCGGGTCCAAGGATGCCGCCAATCCCTTCGCCGAGCTGCTGGGTGGCAACAAGCGATGACACTCAATGGCCAGCTATCCCAACGTCAATGCTGCGAACAAGTACGCTCGGGATGTGGTGGCTGGCCGGATACCCGCTTGCAAGTGGGTCCGCCTTGCCTGCCAGCGTCATGTCGATGAACAGAAGGCGGCCAAGATGCGCGCCTTTCCCTACCGGTTCGATCGTGACGCCGCCGAGCGGGCATGCGCCTTCATCCAGCTGCTGCCTCACACCAAGGGCAAGTGGGCACGCGAGCGCAAGCTGATCACGCTCGAACCCTGGCAGCTCTTCATCTTCAGTGTGCTGTTCGGCTGGATGAGCAAGCGCAGTGGGCAGCGGCGTTACCGCGAGGCCTATATCGAGGTACCGCGCAAGAACGGCAAGTCAGTGATCGCCGCGGGCGTGGCCACCTACATGCTGGCCGCCGATGGGGAATACGGCGCCGAGGTCTACTGTGGTGCCACCACAGAGAAGCAGGCCTGGGAGGTCTTCCGCCCGGCCAAGCTGATGCTGCAGAAATCACCGGCCCTGATCAGCGCCGCCGGCATTGAGGTGATGGCCAAGAACATCAGCATCCCCGGTGACGGCTCCCGCCTGGAACCGATGATCGGTGACCCGGGCGACGGCTCGAGCCCCAGCTGCGCCATTGTCGATGAGTTCCACGAGCACCAATCGCCCAGCCTCTACGAGACCATGCTGACCGGCATGGGTGCCCGCGATCAGCCGCTGATGTTCATCATCACCACTGCCGGCTTCAACCTCGCTGGCCCTTGCTACGACAAGCGCCGGCAAGCACAGCAGATGCTCGAGGGTGTAGTTGATAACCCTGAACTCTTCGCGCTGATCTACACAATCGATGAGGGCGACGACTGGCAGTCACCGGACGTGCTGCGCAAGGCCAACCCCAACTTCGGTGTCAGCGTCAGCGAGGAATTCCTGCTCAAGGCGCAGCGCGACGCCATCCAGTACCCCAGCCGCCAGAACTCCTTTCTGACCAAGCACCTTGATGTCTGGGTCTCGGCACGCAGCGCCTGGCTGAACATGGCCACCTGGCTGGCGGCCGGCGATGACTCGATGTCGCTGGACCAGATGGAGGGCGAGCCCTGCTGGCTGGGCGTTGACCTTGCCAGCAAGACCGACATCGCCGCCATCGGCCTGATCTTCCGCAAGGTGCGCGAAGACGCCAAGGTCGAGTGGCGTGCCTTCGTGCGCAGCTACCTGCCGGAAGGCGCAATCGAGCGCGCCAGCAGCAACCGCGCTGCCTATGAGGGCTGGGTCAACTCCGGCCACCTGATCATCACTGATGGCGAGGAGCTCGACTTCGAGGTCATCCGGCAAGACATCCTCGATCTCTCCAGTCGCTTCGATGTGCAGGAAGTCGCCTACGATCCCTGGCGGGCTACCCAGCTCGCACATCAGCTGATGCAGGAAGGCGCGCCGGTCATCGAGTACCGCAACACGGTCCAGAACATGAGCCCCGCCATGCGCGAGATGGAGGCCGCCGTCACTGGCGGTCGCTTCACGCACCCGGCTGACCCGCTGCTCACCTGGATGGCCAGCAATGTGGTCGCCAAGGCCGACGCCAAAGAGAACATCTACCCGCGCAAGGAAGCCGCCGACAACAAGATCGACGGCATCATCGCGCTGCTCATGGCGTTGGGGCGTGCCATCACCCTCGATGTCGAGCCACTCAGCCTTCTCGACTCCCTCTCAGACGACGACTTCCTGGTCATGTGACATGCGAAACCTACTGTTCGACACCCTCGGGCTGGCCGGCTTCGCCAGCCTGACGGGCGGCCTGTACCTGCGATTCGGCCTCGCGGACGCGCTGATGGTCAGTGGCAGCCTGCTACTGGTGTTGGCACTGCTCGGCGCACGCGCCATGCGCAAGGGGGCCTCATGATTCTCGATCAACTGTTCTCCACCCGCTCGGTCGAGAACCCGGCAACACCGCTCACCGGTCAGACGCTGGCGGACTATCTGCATGGCGACTCCAGCATCACGGTCAACCAGCAGAGCGCCATGACGCTTGGCGCGGTCTACGCCTGCATCTACGTGCTGTCATCCTCGCTGGCGCAATTGCCGCTGCACGTCATGCGCAAGCAGAACGGCGTCATCACCGCCGCCACGGACCACCCCGCGTATCAGCTGCTGCATGACGAGCCCAACGACTGGCAGACCAGCTACAAGTGGCGCGAGACGGCCCAGTCCCACGTGCTCGGCTGGGGCAATGGCTACACCGAGGTGGTTCGGGATGCGCGGGGCAATGCCGTCTCCCTGCAACGCCATTGCCCGTGGAACTGCAGCCCGGTGAAGCGCGGCAACCGCTGGCTATATGCCGTCACCGATGAGGATGGCTCACGCGCCGTCGCGACCGAGGACATGATCCACGTTCGTGCACTCGGCTCGCACGATCGCACCGGCGTCAGCGTGGTGCGCCAGCACGCCGAGACCATTGGCCTCGGGCTGGCGGCCCAGCGCTACGGCAAGGATTTCTTCGAGGGAGGCGGGCGCCCGACCGGGCTTGTCACCGTCAAGGACAGCTTGAACGCTGACAGCTGGAATCGCCTCAAGGAGACCTGGGCCAAGGCCGTGGCCAGTCTGCGCCAGTCCGAGAACAAGACGCTGATGCTCCCCGCACAGCTGGATTACAAGTCGATCACCATCGCGCCGGAGGACGCCCAGTTCCTCGAGACGCGCAAGCTCAACCGCTCCGAGGTGGCCGGCATCTTCAACGTGCCAGCGCACATGATCAACGACCTGGACAAGGCCACCTTCTCGAACATCTCCGAGCAGGCCATCCAGTTCGTGCGGCACACGATGATGCCCTGGGTCATCAACTGGGAGCAGGAGATCAACCGCGCCATCTTCACGCCCACCGAGCGTCGGGCTGGCTACTACGCCAAGTTCAACCTCGCCGGGCTGCTGCGCGGCACCCCCACGGAGCGTGCCGAGTTCTATCACAAGGCCATCACCGATGGCTGGATGGATCGCAACGAAGTCCGCGCCCTGGAAGACATGAACCCACGCGATGGCCTCAGCGAGATGCTGATCAGCGTCAACGCCACCCCAGCCAGTCAGCTGGGCCAGTCACCCTCGCCCGAGGACTCCACATCATGAGTGAGACAGAAAAGCGCGCCCTGACGTGCGAGGTCCGCGCCGAAGCGGGTGGAGACGGCCAGCCGTTGCGGATCATTGGCCACGGCGCCGTCTTCAACAAGCGCAGCGAAATGATCATGGGCATGTTCAAGGAGCAGATCGCCCCCGGCGCGTTTGACAACGTGCTGGGCGATGACGTGCGTGCCCTGTTCAACCATGACCCCAACTTCGTGCTCGGCCGCACCCTCAGCAACACGCTATCGCTGTCCGTGGATGAAGAGGGCCTGCGCTATGAGATCGACCCACCCGACACCCAGTCGGTGCGTGATCTGGTCATGGCGCCGCTGGCACGGGGCGACATCACCGGCTCCAGCTTCGCCTTCCGAGTCGCCCCCGATGGTGACGAGTGGGGCGAGGACGAGCACGGCGTCATCGTGCGCACCATCCACCGATTCAGCCGCCTGCTGGATGTGTCCCCTGTGACCTATCCGGCTTACCCCGATGCGGGCGCCGCCAAGCGGTCGCTCCAAGCTCGCTGCGATGAACTCCGAGAGATCACGCAGCGTGCCGTCAATCAGCGCCGCGCCCGCGAGCGCTTCCTTGAACTCATCAATGCCTGAGCCCGTGGAGGCTACATGAAACTCTCTGAACTGAAGCAGAAGTACGCGGTCATCGCCAAGGACATGCGCAAGATGCATGAAGATGCCGGCGACACCGAATGGAAGGATGAGCAGCGCAGCCAGTGGCAGTCCATGAAGAGCGAGCTGGATGGCCTGCAGGACAAGATCGATCGCGAAGAAGCCCTGCGCGATGCGGACCAGCGTTTCGTGCGTGACAACGAAGAGGAGCTGCGCGGCCAGTCTCAGACGCCGGAAGCTGGGCAGTCCCAGGGCCCGAGCGTGGATGAGCAGCGTGCCGCGGCCTTCGATGCCTTCGTGCGTGAAGGCATGGGCAACATGAGCAAAGAGCAGCGCGCGATCATGCGTGAGATGCGAGCTCAGGCAGCGGGCGAGAATGACAAGGGCGGCTACACCGTCCCGACCACCATGCTCAACCGCATTTATGAGTCCATGCAGGACTATGGCGGGCTGGCCTCGGTCGCCCAGATCCTGAATACCTCCGATGGCGCCACCATCGAATGGCCGGTGTCTGACGGTACCGGGGAAGAGGGCGAGCTGCTGGGCGAGAACACCGCTGCCAGTGAAAAGGATGTCGAGTTCGGCATCCAGAACCTCGGCGCCAAGAAGCTGAGCTCCAAGGTCATCCGTGTCTCCAATGAGCTGCTGCAGGACTCGGCCTTTGACATCGAGGGCTTCCTGGCCTCGCGCATCGGCTCCCGTATCGGTCGCGCCGAAGCCAAGTACCTGGTGAGCGGTACCGGTGCCGGCACTCCCCAGCAGCCCAAAGGCCTCGCCACCTCGGTCACTGGCACCGTGGCGGCAGCCGCTGCGGCCAGCCTGAACTGGAAGGACATCACCAAGCTGATCCACAGCATTGATCCGGCGTACCGTCGTGCCGCGAACTTCCGTCTGGGCTTCAACGACAACACCCTGCAGAAGATCACCGAGATGGAAGATGGCCAGGGGCGCCCACTGTGGCTGCCGGCCGTCGCGGGCCTGGCACCGTCCACGGTACTCGGTCAGTCCTACTTCATTGATCAGGGCTTCGAGGACATGGCCGCGAGCAAGAAATTCATGTTCGCCGGTGACTTTCAGCAGTTCGTGATTCGTCGCATCAACTACATGACGCTCAAGCGCCTGGTCGAGCGCTATGCCGAGTTCGACCAGACGGCCTTCCTCGCCTTCCATCGCTTCGATTGCGTGCTGCAGGACACTGCCGCCATCAAGGCGCTGACCGGCAAGGCAGCCTGATTCTCACCCACTACCTGACACAAGGGCCGCCATCGTGCGGCCCTTGCCTGTTGGGGCCAACCCCATGAGGCATGCCCATGCTCGAGCTGGACATAATCAAGTTGCACGTCCGGCTGGAGCCGGACTTCTCCGAGGACGATCAGCTCCTCGAGACCTATTCCAATGCGGCCCGTCGCGTCATTGAAGGACGCACGGGGCGCACGCTGTATGAAACCCACGACGCCATCCCGGCAGAAGGGGATGAGCACGCGCTGGTCATCGATGACGACATCACCACCGCGATGCTGCTGCTGATCGGCCACTGGTACGAGACCCGTGAAGCCGTGGTCATCGGCACCATCACCTCAGAGGTACCCATGGCCGTGGGCGCCCTGGTCGATCACTACACCCATTACCACTTCGCATGAGGTGACTATGCGCGCCGGACAGCTTCGTCATCGCGTCACCCTGCTGGGTGGTCGTACCGGGCACCCGCCCAGCTGGCCCACCTTGCGTGAGGTCTGGGCCGAATTCGTGGAGCCCAAGAGTGCCGGGCGAGAAGAGCAGGCGGGCATCCGCGCCCCATCTTCCACGCTGGTGCGCATGCGGCCCCGCGATGAGTTGGCAGCAGGCCAGATCATCCGCCGCCGCGATGGGGTGCTGTTCATCATCGAATCCCTCGACCCGGCACGCAGCATGGTCGAGATTGCCGCGCGTCGCCTGCAAGGCGTGGTGGCCGAGTATGAGCCGATGAGGGGTGAGGCCTATCCCATTCAGGCATGGCTGCACCGCCAGAACGTCTTCATCGGCCAGGCCAATGAGGCCCGCAACGTGGTCGAGATACTGCAACCGGAGCTGCGCTGGCCGTGGCCAGAGCCCGGCGACAGGATTCACATCGCCGGCCTGGCGCTCGAGATCGAAGGCATCGTGGAAGGCAGCGATGACGGCATCAGCGTGCAGCTGTTCACCATTCCTCGCTGACAGGAGGCCGTATGCCTCGCAAGCGTGGCAAGAACTCACGGCTGCCCAAGGGCGTGGCCATAGAGGGATTGACCGAAAGCCTGGCGGAGTTCAAGGCGCTACCCGCGGCCACCCGCCGCGCGATGACCTCGGCCATCAATGAGCAGGCATCCGCGACCCGCAAGCAGCTCATCGATGACATCAGCGCCGATGGCAAGGTCAGGCCGACGGCGGTGCGCTCGCGCATCACGGTCGAGAAGGCCAGCAAGGACCAGCCAAGCGCCAGCCTCACGCTCAGCCGCTCACCGGTGCCATTCAAGTCCTGGCAGTACCGCACCGAGGTGGAGGATGGCACTGGCACCCGCGCCAGTATCTGGATTCGCAAGGGCGGCCAGCGCATGCGGGTCTACGGCTTCGTCAATCCCAAGGGCGGCAGCAAGACACCGCTGGTGCGCTACCGCAAGGGCAGTCAGCGCCGCCTCACCCGGGCCAACGGCTGGACCCTCAAGAACCATTGGAATCATCAGGTGAATGGCGAGCTGCGCAACCAGATCGCCTTCGACCTCCAGCAACGCTTCCTCGCTCGCCTGGCCAAGGAGAGAGCCACATGACGCCCATCACCCGCGTGATCGATGCCTTCGTGGCACAACTGGCGGCCATCTCGACGGCCAATGGCCATGCCACCGACATCGCGCATATCGAGACCGAGGCCATCCAGATCAACCTGCGCTCGGAGACCCCGCTGCCACTGCTGCATGTCCGTCGTCTGGCCAGCAACGTGGACGCCCGCGCCGGGCGGGGGACGCGCAAGGAATCGATCAGCCTTCAGATCGAGGCCTATCTCGACCTCAAGACCCATGGGCGTGCCGGTCAGGATGCGCTGCTCAATGATCTTTACAACGCCATCTATCCGGAGAGCCAGGTGCTGCTCGATGGGCTGGCGGTCACCATCACGACTGGTGAAGCCGAACTGGATGATGCGGAGCTGGGCAGCCGCATTCTTCCCATCTATCTGCCCGTGACCATCACCTACACCCGCACGAGGTAACTCATGGCTGACTTCAAAGACACAGGCCTGATCATGTCTGGCGACATCTTCATGGCCGAGGTGGATGCCAACGGCAAGTTCGGCGCCCTGAATGGCCCGATGAACGTGCCGTCCCTGAGCATCACGCCGACCAGCGTGAACCGCATTTCTCGCCCTTCCTTCCAGAAGGACAACTACGGCCAGGCGCTGGATGCCGTCAACCTGCCCAGTGACTCGGCCAGTGTCACCATCCAGTTCGATTCCATGCCGGCCGCCATGCTGGCGGAGACGCTTGGCGGCACGGCAGAGCTGGCGGATGCCGAAGCTGACAGCGTGACCGGCGAGGCGCTGACCCTGACGGAAGGGGCCTGGGCGGCGCTGCCGCATTCCTCGCTGGCCGCGGGCAGTGTCGTAGTCACCAAGGACGCTACCGATGTCACTGCTGACTGCGACATCAACCTGAGTGCCGGCCTCATCAAGGCGCGTACCGCTGCCGCGGCAGGTGATGTCACCGTGGATTACGATACCGAGGCGGTCACCGGCCATCGCGTGATGGGGGACACCGAGATCTCCAAGCCGCGTTACATCTTGGTGGATGGCATCAACCTCGCCACCGGCAAGCGTACCCGGGTCGAGATCTTCCGTGCCGTGTTGTCGGCGGATCAGGCCACCGAGCTGATGGGCACCGAGTTCATCACCGGGCAGCTGTCCGGCTCGCTGGTGGTGCCGCCCGGCAAGGGCGCCGCCTACACCGCCACCATGTACAGCTAACGGGAGCGAGTCATGACCGACAAGACTGCTACGGGCAAGACTGGCACTGAGGCCAAGCCCGGCACTGAGGCAAAGCCCACCGACTCGGTGAGCGTCAAGCTCAGGAAGGCGCACCGCCACGGCGGTAAGGAGTATGCCGCCGGCGACTCCCTCACCCTCGAGGTGCGCCAGCTGGATCGACTGAAGAAGGCGGGCAAGGTCTGAGCCTGCCTGCTGTGAGTTGCACCACCTAGCCCGCCATCTGGCGGGCTTTTTCATGTCCGGAGCACGACACGATGGCCAATCAGAGTGACATTCAGCTGCGCATTCAGGCCGCGGTCGATGGGCTGCAAGACATCGGCAAGCTGATGAGCGAGCTGGACAATCTCGGGCAGGATAGCAGCGAGGCCTCAGCCGAGGTCGAGCGCCTCTCTGAAGAAATGTCGGCCATCGGCCAGCAACAGAAGCTGGTCACCCAGATCAACAAGGTCGCGGCGGTCGTGGATGACGCCGGGACTGCCATGCGCGAAGCCGTGGACAAGGCTGACGGCTTGCAGGCCGCGTATGAGAATTCCGCCAATGGTGCGGACTCGCTGCGGCTGGCGACACAGCGGGCTGCTCAAGAGGCGGACGACGCCAAGGCGGCGCATGTCGCCCAGACTCAGACGCTGACCCAGCTGCAAACCAGCTACAAGGGCGCCCAGACCGCCACCACTGCCGCCCGTCAGGCATGGCGTGATGCCGCACAGCGCGTGCGTGACCTCAAGTCCGAGATCGGCCGGAGCGCCAACGCCACCGACGAGCAGCGCCAGGCATTGTCGCGGGCCAGTGGTGCCGTGGAGCAGGCGAAGGATGCCTACGATGCCCAGGCACAAAGCCTCAGCAGTCTGCGTGATGAGCTGCAGCAGCAGCGTGAAGCGACGGATGAGGCCAAGGAGGAATGGCAGAGCGCCAGCGCCAGTGCGGCCCAGCTGACTGCCGAGCTCAAGCCGGTCGAGCGCGAACTGAAGCAGCAGGAAAAGGCCCTCAACAAAGCCCGCGCGGCAGCCGACAAGGCGACCGCCGGTCATGAGGCTCAGGCCCAGAAGCTCACGCGCCTGCAGCAGGATGCCCACGCCGCGGGTGTGGACATCGACAACCTGTCCGATGAAGAACAGCGCCTGGCCCGCCAATCCCGTGCGCTGGAAGACGACGTGACCTCGCTGGCATCCGGCTTGCGTGAGACCGCCGCGGCCGCCCGCGAATCCGGTGAGGCAGCCGAGCGCAGCGAAAGCCGCTTCAAGAAAGCGGGTGCCTCACTCAAACAGTGGGCTGCCGGTGCTGCCGCCGCCACGGTGGCAGGGGCAGGGCTGGCCGTCGGCTGGGCCACGCGCTACACCGCTCAGCAGGCCGAGATGGCCCAGCAGCTGGATATCACGTCGCGCTCGCTGGGTATCTCCACTCAGGCGCTGCAGGGCTATCAGTACGCCTTTCAGCGTGCCGGTATCGATGCCGACAAGACCGGCAATATCTTCAAGGACACTGCCGACAAGATCGGTGACGCCTACCAGAACGGCGGCGGTGAGGCGCAGGACGCCCTCGATGCTCTGGGCATCAAGGCCGAGGAGCTGATCGAGCTGGCGCCAGACGAGATGATGTTGCGCCTGGCCGATGCCATGAAGGATCTGCCCCAGGCAGCTCAGGTCAACCTGCTGGAATCGCTGGCAGACGATGCCACACGCCTGCAGCCACTGCTTGCCAATAATGCCGCTGAACTCCGAGCGCTGATGGAAGAGGCCAGCGAGGTGGGGCTGATCATGTCCCCCGAGCAGATCGCCAATCTGCAAGCGACCGATGCCGCCATCACCCGCCTGCAAGGCCGGCTACAAGGGTTGAGCAATCGCCTGATGGGCGAGCTGTCACCGGCGGTCAATCAGGTGTCCGCTGACTTCGAGAAGGCTCTGGCGGAAAACCCCGGGCTGCTGGACGACCTCGCCACGGCCATCGGGGGTGTGATTCGCACCGGCGGTGAGTGGGCGCGGAGCTTCATAGAGCATCGCGATCAGATTGGCGGTGCCATGCAGTCGATTATTGATACCGGGCAATTCCTCGGCAACTCCCTCACTGCGGTCTTCCGTGGTGTGCAATCTGTTGTCGCAGGGCTGGTCGCTGCGGTCGCAGCAGCTTCCACCTGGGTGCTGGAGTTGACGGCTACCTCTGTCAGGGCGCTGGAGATGGTGGGGCTGGCATCCGAGGCACAGGTGGCGCAGGCCAAGGCGCGGGCCGTGGCTGCCCGTGCCACCTTGAATGACTTGAACGCGGATGCAGTGCGTTATGCCCAGCAAGCTGCTGCCGCTGCCAAGGATGCCTTCAACGCCTTTGACAACAGCGATTCAGCCGCGCAGAAAGCCGCCAAGTCTGCTGCCAAGCAGGCCGCTGCCTCTGAGGCTGCGGCCATTGCCGCCAAGAAGCAGGCCGAGGAGGAAGAGAAGGCCGCCAAGCAGGCAGCGGATGCGGCCGCCAAACGCCAGAAGGCATTGGAAAACGCCGCCACTTCTCTCGGCACCTCGCTGGGCGAGCTGTCCAGTGGTATTGCAGACAGCGAGCAGGAAGCCCTTGATGCCTTTGCCGCGCTGGCGGCCAGTGGTGAATTGAGTGCGGCGCAGCTGGCGACGGCCTTCGAGAAGGCGCAGGACAAGATCAAGTCTGACAAGGGGATCGCCGCCCTCAAGGATCAGGTCGATGGGCTGGTGGATGACGGCGTGACCGGTGCGAATGCTCTCGCGACCAAGTGGAAGTCTGCTGGTGCCCGCCTGGCCAAGGACATGGGCACCACCCTGGAGGAGATTCGCACCGGTATCACCGAGGCGGAACGCTCGGCCATTGATGCCTTCACCAAGATCGCCTCTACCGGCGAGCTGTCCGCCATGGAGCTGAGCCGAGCCTATGTCGGTGCCAAGGAGCAGATCAGCTCTGACGAGGGCATCAAGGCTTTCGGCGCGGTTCTCGATGGGCTGGTCAAGGAAGGCGTGACCGGGGCTCGCACGCTCAAGGCGCAGTGGATCGAGGCGCAGGAAGCCACGGCCAAGGCAGCCCGGGACACGGTAGACAAGGCGCAGCAGGCCTCTGCCGACACGGCCAAGACGGTGGAGGCCTCTGTCACGCGCAGTGCCCAGACCATTGCCCAGCTGATGAGCAATGCCCTGCACGAGACAGAAGAGCAGATGCGTTCACTCAGTGACGCCGCCTATCAGGCCTTCGCGACTGACTGGGGCATCGATACCCAGGCCGAGGGTATCAAGGGCATGCAGGACCGCATTGCCGACCTGGACCATGAAATCGGTGATCTTCGCGACAACCTCGCCACCCGTCTCGACTCCACCGGCTTCACAGCCTGGATGACGGACCTCGCCACCACGTCACGTCAGACCGAGATCGCCTTCCTCGAGCAGAAGATCGCCGTGGAATCGCTGACCGATCAGATCGAGGCAGGGCGGGCGCCAGCCAGCGCACTCTCACAGGACATGGACGATCTCTCAAGCCGCTTCGACCTGCTCGATGAGTCAGATCTTTCCGGCCTCGAAAGCTCGATTCAGTCGGTGCGCAGCCAGGTCGAGTCGCTGTCAGACAGCGTGAGTGACACCTTGGCCAGTCTGCGCTCGGAGCTCGCCAGCCTGCAGGGCGATAGCGCCCAGGTCGAGGCGCTGCGGTATCAGCAGCAACAGACCGAGCTTCAGGAGGCGCTCAACGCCGCCCGGGCATTGGGCGATGCTCAGACCATCAGCGCGGCGCAGGAGTCGCTGCGGCTCGCGGAACGCGCCCATGATCTGCGCCTTGAGGATATCCGCGCCCAGTCTGAGCAGGAGAAGCAGCAGGCTTTGGCAGATGAGGCTGAGCGTCAACGAAACGTGCAGGAGGCTGAGGCCACCCAGCGCGAGAACAACCGTGACGCCCAGAACCGTACCAGCCAGCTCACCCAGTCGGTGCAGGCTCAACGCCGCGTGGCGGTGGATCTCAACATCGCCGGCCAGCAGGTCACGCTGAACGGGGTGGATGAGAGCGAGGCCGATGCCTTCCTTGACAGATTGACCCAAGCCTCACGCACGACGGCCCGCCGCTGATGGCGGGCGTTTCATTTCTATTGAGAGAACGCCATGGCGATCACCCTTGAGGGCATTGTGCTGCCCGATGACATCCAGTGGACCGATGAGCTGGTGTCCCACAGCGTCGGCCAAGTGCAGACGCCCACGCTGACGGGGGCACTCATCATCGAGGAGTCTGCGCAGGCGGCAGGGCGCCCCATTACCCTTGCCAGCGGCAACGGGGCCTGGGTAACCCGCGCCACCGCGTTGGCTCTCACTGAGCTGGCGGCCACACCGCGGGCTGACGGTACGCCCATGACGCTCACCTGGGGCGATGGGCAAACCTTCGATTGCGTGTTCGATCGTGCCAGTGGTGAGGCGGTCACGGCCACCGAGGTCTATCGCCTCGCCGCTGGCGGCCAAGGGCCGGATCACCCCTACACCATCACGCTGCGCCTGATTACGGCTTGATCTATCACTTCGCAGATATCACGGGTGTGATCAATTCTTCTAAATCTTTGCGCATATCGATTTCTGAAAGGCTAGGTGAATGTAGTAAGTCTTCAATTTCATGAATGCTGTCTGCTCCCGTTAACCCTAGTTTATTCATCAATGACTCTATGAAGTGAAGAACTTCATAGCCTTCATCTTTATCAATTCTCGCTCTATCAAGCTCGCCAGCGTATTCACCATCCCCGCTATCCCTACTCCAAGTGTATGAGTATTTATCAATTTGTAGCTCGGATCTTCTGATTTTGCCTGTCATATTTAGCTCTCATGTGATTTTGGATTGAACATTAAACGTGCGAGATAACTATCGAAATGTAAGGGCAGTAAGTCAAAGAAACATTTACATGCTACGACGAATTAATATTTAACATCTGGTCAACGAATAATGGTTATCGGCTGGACAAATACCCAGAAGCATGAAAGTGATCAAGCTATACCGCAGAAAGGCGTAGCAACTTATAGGAGCCAGCCCAATGGCCGACGAAACAATCCATAGCGGCGACATCCGCATCCTGCAGTCTGAGCGCATGACCGATAACGCCGATGGCGGTGGCCGGCTGACTGGCCGCCCCGTGACCGATGGCGCGAGCAATAACATCTTTGATGACATCTCTGATCTTGATCGTGCAGCGGGGCGCACCTCGCTGCGCAAGGTCGGGGCCGGTGTGCTGACCGACAACACCGCCCAATATTTCGGCGCGCACGCGATCATTGACCAGGTGCCGGCTGATCCTAATGTCAGCGTCGTGATGTTCGATACCGGCTCGCCGTCTGATGAGCGTGCCGAATCCCGCGATTATGTCGAGAGCTATGTGACCGCCGGCGCGACCTCGCGCATGACGCTGCTGGGCGATCAGCTGGCCGGCCAGCGCAGCATCATCACGTTTCAGATGCCAGAGGCCACGCTGCCCGATCTGGGCGATGTGCTGGCGCTGATGACCGAGCAGGGCGATGCCGCCGGCGAGGTCCAATATGTGCGCATCTCAGAGATCGACCACGAGATCAGAACGTTTGAGTATGAGAACGGCAGCAACGTGCAGACGTTCGAGCGCCGCGTGCTGACGCTGGGGCTATCCACCGCGCTGCGCCAGCGCGTCTATGGCGTGCAGCCCAAGCCTGGCACCCTCGACCCTGACACCGTGATCCGCGAGGGGCAGAGCACCGATGCCGCCCGTTACTATGGCGTCAGCACCCTGACCCAGCCGGCCACCTTCGGGGCCAATAGCGTCACCGTGGCCAGCACCTATGCGCCGCTTGTGCCGGCCACCACCACCGAGCAGGCGGTGACCGATGTGCAGGTGGGCGGCACGGCCACCATCAGCGTCAGCAGCGGTGGCTCGACCTTCGAGGTGGCGCAGATCGCCAGCACCACCCAGATCGCTATCGAGCTGAATAACCGTGGCTTCACCTATGTCAGTCGCCTGGACCCACTGCCGGCACCTGGTAGCGTGGTGATCGCATATCGCTCGCTGGGCAAGTGGTATGAATTGCGCGATTCAGACGCCAATGGCGATCTGAGCGGCAGCGGTGCGGGGCGCGTGGACTACGCCACCGGATCTGTCAGCGTGACGCTGGGCGGCCTGCCGGATGTCGGCAGTTCGGTGCTGTTCAGCTGGGGCACGCCGGCCCACTATGAGGACCGCGCCGGCCAGGCCACCATCGACAAACCCTGGATGACGTTCGTGCTCGATCACGCCGGCGTGATGCCTGGCAGCGTTACCGTGCGCTGGATCTCTGGCGGCAGCGAGAAGACGGCCACCGATGATGGCCTGGGGAGCCTCAGCGGCGCAGCCACCGGCCGCGTGGTCTATGGCTATGCCGACGGCAGTGGCGCGCCCCAGCCTGGCGAGGCTTATGTCGAGTTCAATGGCGACGCCTTCCCAGATGCCAGCACCCAGGTCGAGATCGAATATGACTACGGGGCACCGAAAACCGAGCAATTCCTGCCGTCTGCCAACGGGGCCGGCCTGGTCAGCCTCAGCATCAGCGATGCGCCGGTGCGTCCTGGTAGCGTGGCCATCACCTGGTCGGTGGTGCGCACCTGGTCGAGCAGCGAGAGTGAGTCGCGCAGCAGCCCGCGCACCGGCACCTGGGAGACTGTCGAGCAGAATGGCGGCGAGGCCGATGTCACCTACACCATCACCGATGATGGCCGTGGCGGCTTCAATGGTGGATGGGAGGGCAGCATCGACTATGCCACTGGCGCGGTGACCTTCGAGGTCGAGAAGGTCCGCGAGGTCAGCGAGTGGGATGATGGCGACGCCACGCACCGCGAGTGGGGCAGCAAAGAAAAGCGCGACGTTTTCGAGAATGGTTCGAGCGTCTGGCTGACCAGCCAGCTGGACAGCGCCGCCCCGACCACCCACACCATCACCCAGGATCTCGCCCCGCTCGATGTCGAGCTGATGCCCCTGCTGCAAGATAGCGTCGTGCCTGGCACGCTGTCTTTCATCTTCCGAGGCGATACGTTCATCGACCGCCAGGGCAGTCTCTATCGCAGTGTGACCAGCAACGGGGCCGGCGTTCTCGCGGGCACCATCGACTATGGCACCGGCGATGCCCGCATCACTGACTGGCCGAGCGGCACCAGCGCCACCATCACCGTCAAAACGCTGGTTTCCACCTTCGGCACCTGGACGCTCGATGAGGCGTTTTTCCGCACGCCAGGCTCGCCGCTGCAGGTGGGTGGTCTGCTGATCCAGGCCACGACGCTCGACGGCCGCTCGATCACCGGCCAGGCGGCACTCTCTGGCGAGATCGAGGGTGACGAGATGGCAGGCTCTGCCAGCTTCGAGACGGGGGTGGTGCGCGTGACCTTCGGCCAGCTGGTCAGCAATGACAGCCTGAGCGCTGCCGAGCGCGCCGAATCCTGGTACGACGCCACGGCCGTGGATGACGCCGGCATGATCTGGCGGCCCACCCAGGTGATCCCGAGCACCGCCCGTTTCAATGCCGTCATTCTGACCACGCTGCCGCTCGAGGCTGAGCTAATCGGCATCGACCCCGTGCGCCTGCCCAGCGATGGCCGCGTGCCCATCTATCGCGCCGGCGGCGTGGTGGTGGTGCATCACACCGGCCGCGCCCCGTTCCCGCTGGGGATCGGTGGCGGCACCACGCTGGATGTTGGCCGCTCGCGGCTGGCCAGTCTGGTGGTGGAGGACGCCACCGGTGAGGAGGTGCCCGCCACCCAGTACAGTGCAGACCTCGATGCCGGCACCGTGCAGCTCGCCGCGCCTGACACGGCCACCCACCCCGAACCCTGGTACGCGCTGCACCGTGTCGAGGATATGCTGCTGGTGGGTGACGTGGATCTATCGGGGGCGCTGACGCTCAAGGGCAATCTGAGCCATGACTACCCCGCCGGCGATACGCTGGTCAGCGCCGCGATGGTGGCCGGTGATCTGCAAGCGCGCGTGGCTGATTTCTTCGATCTCTCGAGCTGGGATCGAGACTGGAGCAAAGACGACAACGATGGCGCAGATGGCACCCTGGCCGAGTACAACGTGACCACCTACCCGCCAATCATCACCAACCGTGGGGCCATCACTGAGGATTGGGCGCTGATCTTCACCAGCTCAAGCACGTTCCGCATCATCGGCCGCACCGTGGGCGAGATCGGCGTGGGCAGCATCAATGAGGACACGTCGCCTACCAACCCGAATCAGGGCGTACCCTATTGGACGCTCAAGGCGGGCGGCTTCGGGGCCGGCTGGGTGAATGGCAACGTGATTCGCTTCTCGACCATCGGCGCGAGCTTCCCGATGTGGCTGGCGCGCGTGATCCTGCAGGGGCCGGCCAGCGGCCAGCAAGATTCTTTCCGGCTGCAGATCCGCGGCAACGCCAACGCCTGACCGCATGCGGCTGGCGCAACCCTCTACCCCTATCCCTCAACCGCCCAGCCACTCGCTGGGCGGCCTTGTTTCTGGAGACGTTCAAGATGGCCGATTATCCGGTGAAGTGGTTCAGCAATGACATGGGTGGCGCGCCGGTGCTGGGGGATACCTCAGCCGGTGATTTCATCGCGCTGCTCAAGGCGTGCTTAATCACCGGCTTCAATGTGACGCCGGTGGCAAGCGCCACCTATGAGGCCGAGAGCGGCGAGGTGCTAGTCACGCTGACCACTGGGCATGGCTTCAAAGCCTGGCAGGTGATCGAGGTCAGTGGCGCGGACCAGGAGAGCTACAACGGCCAGCACCGCGTGACGAGTATCGGTAGCGATTGGGTTCGCTATGTGCCCGACGCCGCGCCCAGCGTGTCACCAGCCACCGGCACCACTGTCGAGATCAAGGCGGCACCGGTAGGCGGGTGGCAGGTGGTGGCAGAGGATGTCGATAATCATCGCATTGCATTGACGCGCACAGACCCTACCGCCACTGCCATGACCTTTATTATCGAGAACAACGGCAATGAGGGGGATTATTCGTCAGGGGATGAGATGGTGGCGCGCGTTCGGGTCTGTGATGTCTTTACTGATCTTGATACATATGAACAGGCGTTAGAAGAGTTCTGGCCAGCTAGCCACCGAGAATCAGTAGGGCCGATGTGGATGCTGATAGCTGACCCCTTTCTGGTGTTCTGGACCCCTCGCTATGGAGCAGAGGATAAAAGCGGGACTGTTCTTATGGGGGATATTGATAGCGTTCGCCCTGCCGATGCCTATCACTGCGTACTCACCGGAATTAAAAGCGGTAGCCTGGCGGAGTGGGATAGAACTTCAGAGCAATACTATCCTGAGATAGCTGATTTTGAGGGTGAGTCAGATCATCAGGGTATCGCGCGATCACATTATCAATTGCCTGGATCTGCCCGATGGAGACTGGCGGGATTGTCTACTGGGTTTGGCCAGCTTCTCGACTACCCCAATCCGCAAACCAACGGGTTTTATGTCTCCACTGGGCGGCTAATGGTGGTGGAGGACAGCGGCCTGAGAGGATTTATGCCTGGCTTGCTTCAACCTCTACAGACATCATCCGCTTACGCGAAGTCGATCATAGATAACCTGCCCAGCTTTGAGGGGGTGCCCGTTTTATTTTGGCTGTCAGCATCCTCAAAGCTCACAAGTCAGTCAGAAGTCCTCCTCGCGTGGCGTCTTGATACGTGGAGGGACGCGTAATGAGCGTAGAAACGATTGTATTCACGGAAGACCACCCCTCGCTGCAGGGGGAGTGGGTATATGATAGCGATTCTGGCGGTTTGCGTAGCAATGCTATAACGCATGGCCAAAATACCACGCTTATCATCGACCCTTTCAAAGGAGAGGCTGCTGGCTCTAGTGCCGTGAAGGTGACTCTGCAAGCCCGCGTTAGCTCCGAGCCAAATTACGATAAGCTAAGGGTGACCGTTAAAGGTGCTTCGGAGATTTATTATGGCGAAGTGGATTGGTTTGATATTTCTGAGGTGCTGGCATCAGGCGAAGTTATTACGCTTGAATACTTCAAGGATACAAGCGGGGACAAGGGAGAAGATGCGGCCTTTATTCGACGGCTAGAATTCGCATACGGCACAGAAGTTGCCAACGCTGTTACCTCTGATAATCTTGAGGGTGACTGGAATTACGACCCAAACAACGTAGCATTTAAAAGCAAGGATATAGGAGATAACGAATCATCTATTGCGCTATTGGACATAGCTAGCTTTGGCATAGATGATGTGGTTCTGGCCATTCTTGAGGTCAGGGCCAGCATGGAGAAGAACGCCGATAAATTGCTTATAAGTCATAATGGCTCCGACCGAGTAGTTACGGGGGATAGCGGGTGGGTGAAAGTGCCAGTCAATATTCCTGATGATGGGATAATTAGACTGAGCTTTATAAAAGACTCCTCCGTTTCTACCTATGAAGATGCAGCCTATATTAAAACAGTTTATGTCGTGGATGGCGGGGCAGAAGTTGTTCCGGTGGGTTTGTTTTCACTAAATCTCGGGGTGTCCGATCTCGGGTATTATCCTTTCACTTCTTCAAGAATCCCAAATCCATCAGCAATAAAAGCTGACGGCCGCAGCTTGATGGCGTCAACTGTTGATCTTGTGACTGGCATTGGTGTTATAGATCAGATCGACGGCAGTGGTGCCAATGGCACGCCGACTGGCGGCGTCTCAGATCCGGCGCGCATGGGCGTCATTGCCGGCACCGTGCTGGACATCCAGGCCCAACCCGTCAGCCGGCGGGTGCGGGTGCATGAGCGCGCCACTGGCCGCATCGTGCGCGAGACGTGGAGCGATGCCGATGGCAAATACCGGTTTACGGACCTCGACCCGCGCCGCGCGTTCTACGTGATGGCCTTCGATCACACCCTGCAGCAAAACGCTGTCGTGTCAGACAATGTGCATTCTGAGGTGGAGGACAGCCCGTGATCAGCTTCTCGACAAGCGTAAAGGATGCGCGCCTGGCGGCCATCGCCGGTGCGATAGATGCCGGCGATTCGCCGGCGTCATTCGTTGTGTACTCCGGCACCCGCCCATCGCCTGGGGCTGCCGTCACCGATCAGGTGGCGTTGGCCACGCTGGAGGTGCCCCAGCCATTCGCCGCCGATCTCTCTGGTGGCGTCCTGACGGGGGCAGCCTTCGAGGAGGTGATGGCCGATGCCGATGGCGAGGCCACCTGGTCGCGCCTGGTCGATGGCGAGGGTGCATGGGTGATGGATCTGGATGTCGGCATCGAGGGATCAGGCGCTGACGTGACCATCAGCTCGACGACGATTTATCGAGGGATACTGACGCGGATCAGCCGCATGGTATTCGCTGAGGGCTAGGGGGGCACCGTGAGAGAGATCAGGCTGCAGTTTGTCCAGGGGCTTGCACCCTGGAATGCGCGAGCGCTCGAGCTGCGCCTGGGGGGCGATCCTGGTTTGCTGCTGCTGTTCGCCGGTGACTATACGCCGCCGGCGGGTGGCAATGTCGTGCTGGGCTTTGGCGGTGCCACTGAGGCGGTGGAGCTGCCCCGCGAGCTGGTGCTCGATGCTCAGCTGACGCCGCCATCCCTCGATGCTCGACTCGCCCAGGGTAGCGCCATCGAGATCGCGGCCAGCCTGGTGATGCCAGTGGCCACCGTGCGTGCGCAGCTCGAGCTGATCCAGTCGCTCAGTCTGGAGGCGAGCGCGCCGCCGGTGACGGCAGAGATCCGCGTCGAGCATGGTGTCAGCCTTTCGCTGGTGGCCACGCTGGGTGCGCCGGCGGTGGTCGATGTCGCGCTGACCCGCGAGATCAATGTCTTTCGTGGTCCTGCCGATAATGCCGCCTCGCGCTTCGAGAACGCGGTGCCGCTCGAGGCCCAGGGCAGCACCCGCTGGGAGCAGCCTGCTCGCCCCTATGGCACCACCGCGTCAGCTTTCGAGCAGGGCGCAACGCTTGCGGCCAGTCAGGGTGGCCAGTGGTCGGCACGCCCCCGCACCGATGCCATCAGTGGCTCGCGGTGGGAGCAGGCCGAGCACATCCTGGGCACCCTCAGTGGCAGCGCATGGCTGAGCTTGCCCCGCGCGGGCAGATCCTCGCGGCCGGTATGGGAGCAGGGGCAGGGCATCGCCGCTGCTCGCTCGAGTGGCTACCAGCACCCGCCCCGCAATGATGCCCGTCGGCGCTCGCGCTATGAGGAGGCCCGCACCCTCGAGCCGGTGACGATGGATGTGCCCTATCAGCAGGGGCGCACCACCGGCGATGACTGGCGCGTGCCTTGGGAGCAGGCCCGCCGGCCACCGCCTGGCATCGACTTGCCGCCAGATCCGCCTGAGCCGCCGGTGCTCGAGCCGGTGGAGGGCAGCACCACCCTGCAATTCTGCCACGCCATGCCAAGCGCCCCGTGGGTGCTGCAGTTCGGTCTGACGTGTGAGATACCCACCCCGACCATTCCCGTCAAAAGGCTCTATATCGTGCAAAACTCCGCGCGCCTGGTGCGCCTCTCCGATGGCCTGGAGCTGCCGGCCACCCAGATGACGCTCAGCATCGACGCTGACAGCTGGGCATGGTCATTCTCTGCCGGCCTGGCAGGGCGTGACGCTCAAGCGCTGGTGACCGGCACCGATGGCCAGCCGGTGGAGGTGATGGCCGAGATCAATGGCGAGCAGTGGCGGTGCCTGGTGGATGGCTGGCGACGCTCTGAGAGCTGGCAGAGCCATAGCGTGACTATCAGCGGCCGCTCGCTCGCGGCGTACCTGGGCGCGCCCTACGCCACCGCGCGCAGCTACACCGAGGACAGCCAGGCCACCGCCTCGCAGCTTGCCCGTGCTGAGCTGCCAGAGGGCTGGTCACTGGATTGGCGCATGACTGACTGGGTGGTGCCCGCCGGTGCGTGGAGTTATGACAGCCTCGCGCCCATCGACGCCATCTCGCGGATCGCCCAGGCGGCCGGCGGCTATGTGCAGGCCCATCAGCAGGATCAGACCATCATCGTCGCGTCACGCTTCGAGGCAGCGCCCTGGCGCTGGGCTGAGAGCGAGGTCGATCTGGCGGTGCCCCGCGACATCATCACCCAGCTGGGCAGCGATCAGCAGCCAGGTGATGCCCGCAATGCCGTGTGGCTGCATGGCGATACCGGCGGCATCCAGGCCCAGATCATCCGGCAGGGCACCGCCGGCGATCAGCTGGCACCCACCGTGGTCGATGCGCTGATCACCGATCAGGCACCGGCGCAGTCGCGCGGGATCGCTGAGCTGGCCGCTACCCTACGCCAGAGCACCGAGAGCCTGCAGATGCCCCTGGCGGCCTCTCTGGGCGGCCTGCTGCTGCCTGGCATGATGATCGAGTGCGATGGCTGGCGTGGCGTCTCGCGTGGCGTGAGCGTCAGCGCAAGCCTGCAGGGGCGCGCCCTGAGCGTGCGCCAGTCTATCGAGCTGCAGAGGTTTTATATTTAGCCTTTTCAATGAACTTTATTTGTTTATCCCCCACAATAATACATCTATTTCTGATTCTGGATCTTTGCCTTTTAGGATTAATCCTTTTTGTTCCAATCTCTCTAGGGCTGCATTTATCTTAGGCGTGGTTAAGTACAATATGTGTTTTAGTCCTCTTGCTGTAAAGAACTCTCCTTTATGTTCCATTAAATATCCGTAGACTTTTAGCTCATCAAGCTCAGGTGGAGAGGTCTCAATAGATTGCAGTATTGTTGACTTAAGATCATCCCAGTTGAATTTTTCTTTTTGACCTGATGTGTCTTCATCTTGTTCGGTTTTAAATTCATCTATTGTATCGCTCACAGTTCTTTTTATTTTTTGAGCATCCAAGTAGTGCTCCTGATTGATATAGTCACTTGGAGCATACAGGCTTTCATTTTTAAAGAATAAGGCGATAAAAAATAATGATACTAGCAGTGTGGGGAAGAACATAACAAAGTATATGAATAAGCTCTGTATTTCTGGCGGCAATTTTATTAATGCATATAAAGCGAATCCTTCTGCAGCGGCAGAAAAAATTGAGATCATTGTCAGAGGGTTATCAACCCTAATTTTATCCATTGTAAACTCTCCAGTTGTAAAAAACTTACACTCTCAAGCAAACTCATTTAGCTTAATGGTTGTGTGAGCCAAGACCAATAAGGAATAATGAGTGTTTTAAATGATAGTCTTGTTGTATTTTTCTGCAAACTTGTCGAATAACTCCTTCTCAATAAGCTCAAATTCAGCTGAAGATCGAGGGAACGGGTATTCAAAGCGCTTATTTTCAAGGTATGAATCACAAAATATTGCGATATATACACTCGATTTAAACATTTCTTTATTTGCTTTAATTGATTCATATTTACGGCTTGTACCTGAGATGTGTGCTTCTTTAAACAATGAGGCTTGTTCTTCATATTGTTCAGAATAAAGGATGATAGAGTTTATGAGTGAAATTTCATGTGTGGCTAGCTCAGCGGTTATTTGTAAATCAGTATTAGATACAAGTCCAGTGCTAATGAATCTTTTGTATGTTAGCCCTGGCTGCTTCGATGTTTTATTATTTTCTATCGATGAGTCTATAGCAACCAATGCATCTTCCTTTATTTGCAAAATGCTTTCGCTGATAAATTCCCTTTTTCTTTTGGCGGATTTATTGTTAGCTTTGTTTGTTAGCCAATAGGCTGATGCACTACCAAGCATGGCACCAATTAAGCCATTGTTAAGTAAGTTCGGTAATAATTCCATCCACTGCTTTGCTATCTCTATCTTTTCCATATTTTATTTCACATGATAATTTTTAATGTTTGGATGCAGTTTCTTAGTTGATCCTTGTGTAGTGCGAAGGAAGGTTGACAAAGGCTTCCTTGTTAGAGTGTATTTGGTCTTGAGAATAAGGTACAGACTGAAAATATGACAAACTACTACAAGCGGTTCGTTGACCTAATGCCTATTACCCCGCGGCAAGTGGGGAGTGTTGTCAGTAGTGGCGGCTTGCGTACTCGCGTGGATCTTGTAGGTGGCGGGACTCGTACCTATCAAGGCTCTGCCAGGGTAGGCAGCATGGTTTATTTAGAGGGGGATCTGATCGTTGGCGAGGCACCGAGCTTACCGGTGGTGGTGATCGAGGTTTGACCATCGCTACGTCCTGAGCTCGGCACGTTGATCTATGTATGGTGGCGTACAGTTGGAGGAAACACAGCGTTACTTGTCGTGTATGGTGATGTGTATGGTGGAAGTGATAATCCTCTATTAGCCCAGTAATTGCGGGGATATACGACTCCTGCAGGGGGCGCCAGCAATCCCACCTTCTGGATGACGTCGTCTGTTCAGCCTTCTGTGTCATCGCCTTATCGTCTTCTCAGTACCGTTCGTTGTGTGCTCAGCCCTTGCTCTGTGAGCAGCGTCTGTCCTGATTTCAGGCCCGGAGTAAGAACTGCCGCACTTAATTACCCTATCCGATACTCGATCAACAATGCCCTGACTCTTGGTCTGGACATCGCACCGTCGTGTCTGTCGATCGCTTTGTCACTCAACCGGATTGTCAGCCAATCGTCCTGCCAGTTCAGCGTCGCGGGAAGGCGCAAGGACAAGCCCTGCAGGGAAGTCTCTCGATAAATGCAGGGCTTTGGGTGTCAGCGAGAATCTGAGGTCACGGCATCAGTGGGCAGGGACAGAAACTCCTGCATGATGCGGGTATCGCGGAAGCGTTCGGTCAGCTCCGGATCCGAGTCGAGTGCCGGCGGGTTGGCGAGGCCTTCACGAATCTTGGCTGCCAGCGCCTCGATGGAGTCTTCGGAGATCAGGCGCGCTTGATCATGGATCAAGACATTGCGAATGCCGCCGGGGACATCCGGTGCCACGCACGGCGTGCCGCAGCACATGCTCTCCACCAGCACGATGCCGAAGGCCTCACTGCGTGAACTGAGCACGAACAGGCGGGCGTGCTTCATCCACGGGTAGGGATTCAGGCGGCTACCGATCAGGTGGACCCTGTCGCCGACGCCCAGCTCGCGGATCAGTGCTTCGGTGGCTTCCCGCTTGGGGCCATCGCCGACGATGACGAGGTCTTCCTCGATGCCTGAGGCGAGGTATGCCTTGATCAGCACATCCTGACGCTTGACGTCCGAGAGACGACACACCTGCACCACGTAGGGGCGAGAGGGCAGTTCCAC